GCCTGGGCAAAAACTACGTCTGTCCAGACTACCTGACAGTGAACTCCGTGCTGTATCACTACCGTGCCACAAAAGATAGGCTTGGGAATGACATGGCGCGTTTCACACTGCAGGGTTACCTCAACCCTGGCCTTCTAACAGGCCAGGCCCGCGTTACGGGACGCGAGGGCACGCAACGTGTGCCTCTCTGGGACTACTTTAATACAGTCGTCTCGGGAGCTCTTAATCCCCAACGAGCGCACAAGCGCTTCGTCCACTATTATCGAGAAGAGATCGACCAATTGACGCGATATGGCAAGTATAACTTGTTCATCTCGCCTCTCAAGGGCGGTCTTGGATTCGACAAATGTGGTGAAGTCTACGCCACCGCTTTCCAGCGGAGGTGGGCAGACTTCATGGACAATGAGCTTCGCAATAATCCTGCTGATTTGTCAAAGATCACCCTCATCCAAGAACGAGGGATTAAAGATCACAGAAAGGAACACGCACCCAAATTCGTTGTAATGCCCAAGATGGGCCCGTACGAAAAGGGCGTTGTGCCCACAATCGACACGAAGGTCGACCTGCCAATTCTATCAGTAAGAGAGGAGTTCGGTGAGCTACAAGCTCTAACCGTCCGCCATCCGAAGCGCCAATATCTTGAAAGATTTCGCGCGGGCAACTGGAGACCCTTGAAAGGTTCGATCTGGAAGGATCGATTCCGCTTAATGGAGTACCAAGGAACGCGAAAGCTCACACAGTGTGGCTTCGCCGACCCGACCTCATTAGGCGGCTTATCGAAGGTAGTCATTCCTATGTCTGACTACGTGTTGGAGGAGTAATTTCTTCTGACACAATGGGGTTCTGAGACTTAAATTCACCAAAACGGTGTTCTGAATTCGTGTTCAAAGACCACACGCGAGTTCCTAACTTAATACTTCCGTGCTAAGTGATGAAGACTAGATGATAATACTTTCCTAGTTTGAAATCTAAATGCCGACAGACTTCACGGTGAAGCATCAGTAATGATGTGTCTCTGGATGTAAAGTCGCACTCTGCGTGTAGAGTGGGATCCCATACAATTACACGATACCGATGGCAAACAACGCAAAGAACAAGAAGACCTCGAATGGGGGTCGCAGCAAGCCAAAGCCAACCAACGGCGGCGGCAATGGAGGAGGCACGACCCAGAACTTCAGGGGAATCACTCAGAGCACCGCTCGGAGTGTCACAAACCCCTTTGGAGCTGGGACGTCACCTGCCACGATCACTAAAGGACTTGACGCTTTTGATAGTTGTCATGTACCTCTTCCTCGAGCGGTTGGTGATTACACTGTCGTGCGAACGACACAGATCGTCAATTACTCCGACCTGACGACAGGCTATGGCAAGTTGTCCCTCTTTGGACCGCTTCGACAGGGCGATACCGCGAATTCCTCTCAAGTGAATTCCGGTGCCTGGTCGACGTCCATGGGCCTTGCTCTTCCTGACACAGGTGAAATTGGTACTACCGGCTCAAAAGTCTATGCATTCGACGCGGTGCAGACGGCCAGTTGGACGGATGTCCGTCTGACTCCGGCTGCATTCAGTGTGAAAATCATGAA